GCGCGTCATATGCGAACTTCGCCGGCACCGTGGTGGACTTCGCGAGGGTCTTGCCGTACCCAGCAGCCAAGCGGATAGCGAGGTTCAGGTAGACCGCTTCATTGGCCCAGTCAGGGATGCCGGATTCTTGGTCCGGGTCGCTGTTTCCGGGGTTGACGGTCGCGTTGTAGCCAATGCGGATGCCAATGCCGGGACCACCCCAGGTCGCCATCATCGAATCGAGGCGGCGCAGGGCCGATACCTGCTCGTCGGGCGTGATGTCGAACACGAAGCCGGCAAGCGCAAGCTCTTCGAACGCGGCGTTGATGAGCATCCGCTTCGTGAACATGTCAGGCTTTCATCTTGTCGGCAATGGCGTCAGAGAGCTTCTTGTCACCCCACCGGCCATCGAATTTGATGCCGAGTTCGGCGGCCTTCTGCTCGAGTTCTGCGCGCGTTGGGGGCGCATTCGGAGCGGAGGCCGGCGCAGCAGGAGCAACCACAGGCGCAACGCCCTCGATGGCCTCTGGCAGCGTGACAAACCAGCCGTCAGCGAGTGCCGCCGCGTGTTCGTCCGCGTCTTGCACGCCTTGATAGGCGTAAGTTCCACCAGGACGCTGATGCGCGCCCGGGCACTTGTATACGAGAGTCGGGAATTGCATGCATCACTCCTGAAAAAGAGGCGCGCCAGGCGAACCCAGCGCGCCGAGTGGCAACCTCAAGCGAGGCGGTACGTGATAAACGTGTCTGCTGCGGTCTTGCGGGTGCGGAAGCGTCCCGAAGTTGCAGTGGCCACCGCAGCCGTGCCGACGATGGTGTGGCCGCTCGCAGCCGTCACCGTGAAGGTGTTGGCGCCCGTGGCGATCACAGACCAGTCGAAGGCATCGCCGACGTTGAACTGCGAGGCCAGATCCATGGTGGCGCCGGTCGGGACCGTGCCGGCCACAGCAGCAGCCGTGGTGGAGGTCACGATGCCAGACAGCATCATGGCCGCCGTCAGCGCGCCGGTGGCGTTCAGGACGCCGGGATCGGGCTGCAGCGCATAGCACTTGAGCCACAGCACGACGGGCGCGACACCCACTTCGTACATGACTTCATCGGCGCCGGCTTCGATGATGATCGTTGCGCCGGAGGCGTAGGGGCCGAAAACGGTCTGGCCGTTCTGCACCACGCCAAGCAGGCTCCGGGTCGGCGGGGCGTTCGGGTAGCCGAGTTCGCGGTAGACCGTGGCCTGGGACGAACCGATGGTGGCGACCGCCACACTTTCCGCAGCCGGAACGGTGATGGAGATGTTGCCGTTGGGGTAGACGATGGATTGCATGATGATTCCTTAAGCGGCCTTTGCCGCCCGAATTGCTGAACTACGTTTTTCGCGAATATCCGGGTTTGCCCAAGACCTAGCGATGGCCGCAGACAATTTCGCCCGCGTTTCATCTGACCTTGGCGCCTTGGGCTTACCTTTAGCCGCATCGCTCATCTTTTGACGTGTCACGTCAGAGCGCTTGCGGCCCCTCAGCTTCTCTTTCGTCGATTCAGGCATCGTCCAGCCATCGGCCTTACGCTTTGCCCAGACCGCCTTCCGCTTCTCGCTAACCGCTGCCCGGCGCTCGTCGGTCCAGTAGGCATTGACGCCATCAAGAACCTTCTTCCGGTACTCGTCGCTCTTCCACATTTCTGCGGTCGAAGCGACCCAAACAGCAGTGTCCGTATGCTTTCGGCCGGTCGCCCGTGCGGCGATCTTGGCTGCTACTTCCGGATTCTTTGAGGGCGCCGTATCGCCTCCGAGGGACACGTTGTACCCATGAGGGCACCCCGTATTCAACTTGGCGATGGCGGCGATTTCAGCGGCGTGGAGCTCTTCCTGTGAATCGAATTCAGCAAGCACTTCAACAACCGGCCTTCCATGCGCGCGCCACGCGCAATGCACAGGCAGCAAACTTCCGCGGTTTGCGGAGGCGCCGTGTTGTGCAATGCGAGTGTTCATGGTTCTCACCGTTTGTCCGATGTACTTTTTCCCGTTTGAGAAAGTGAGGCAGTAGAGTGAATGCACAAACCGGCGTGATTAAGTTTGGCTAAACATCATGCAACCCGCCATTTCCGGCTGCTTCATGCACACGCCAAAGAACACGTCCCAGCGGTACTTGGTCTTCATGACGTTGATGTCGTAGAACTTCTGCATCACGATCTCGATGCCCTGTTCGGTGCTGGAGCGCATGACTTGCACACCGGCATCGGTCGGCACGGCGTAGCGGCCGGGCAGCAGTTCGATCGCGTCCTTGTGCCAGAACGGGTTCACCGCGGCCGTCACCGTGTTCAGGAACACGATGGCAGCGGTAGCTGAGCCGGTCACGACGGTGTTCTGGTACTGCAGTTCGGCGTCCGTGCCACCTTGCGCCGAGATGATCGGCGGGCTGATGGTCATGGTCGTGCCCGAGTCCACCGAGATGACGCGGAAGGTCTTCAGCTGGCCCGTGTCGCCCTTGGTGATGTGGTGCGCTGCGTTGACGCCCGCGATCGTGAACGAATCACCGGCCCGCACGTTGGTCGTGGCGGAGATGGCGACGGTCTGGTAGCGGTTATCGACGTTGGACGTTTCGCCCGTGGCTGCCGTGCTGGTCGCACGCGGGGTGTAGAAGTTCGCGCCGGCCACCAGGGTGTTGATGGTCAGGCCAGCACCACCCGAAGCGGCCAACAGACGGTTGGCATAGTCGAGCTTGTAGGTGTCGAACGACGCCACTTGACCGACGAACGCCTTTTCGTAGGCGGTCACAGGCTTGCCCTGCATCGTGCCGCGGCCAGCCAGGTTGGAGGCCATGCCGTTGTAGTCGCGGGTCGAGAGCGCCAGGTAGCGGTCGCCGCCTTGCACACCCTGCTCGTTCATGATCGCCTCGCACTGAGCCACGTCATCGAAGCCCGATGCCGCGGTGGTGCGCTTGACGACCAGTGTGCCTTGCAGCGCGGCCACGTTCATGACGGCCACGTTGATGTCGCTCGCCAGCTTTTGAGCGGCGGCTTCACCGAGACGGCCTTCTTGCAGGAGGTCGCGCAGTTCCTTGGCGGTCAGGATCGCGGTCGAATGCTTGCTGTAGCCCAGGCGGGCCGGCACAGCGAGTTGGGTTGCTTCGTCGAAGTTGGCCGTTGCATCGGTGCCGTCGTGCGACTGCGCGATGTAGGGCATCGGGCGCCAGATGGTGTCACCCGTGCGCTCCATGGTGGTGGAGTCGGTCGTGTACTTCGAGACGTTGCGCGAGAGAACGAGTTGGTCATCGAACTTTTCGAGCACATTCTCGAAAGCGACGACTTCCTCTTTGGAAAAACTGTTCATGATGAGATCCAGTGAATGAGGGTTTATTTCCCGCGTTCACGAGCGCGCAGCTGAGCCTTGTAGGCAACGACCTTCGACAAATCCCTGGTCTTCTCGGCATCCGCACGCAGGCGTGCAAGCGTTGAATCCACGGAACCAGCAATGGGCGCGCTTCCGCGTACAGTGCTTTCGGGCGGCGGGGCCGCTTTGCGAGGTGTCACCTTCATTTGAGTCTCCAGCTTCGCAATCGCGAATGCGAACTTCACGGGGTCTGCGATGGAAGCAAGCTCCTTCGCCTTCTTGGGGTTCTTCCCGAGCGCGTAGATCACAACCGCAGGGTTCTCAGCCCCGGAGACGATGATTCCCTGCTGGGTGACGTTGAAGGTGTCTTGGGCAACTGCCTCGACCTCTTCGAAGTCCTTCACCTTCAGTTCGCCTTTCAGCTTGCCGTAGGTGTCCAGCTTGGCCTGCCAGGCTTTCTGCCCGGCTTCAGCGTCTGCCGCCTTCTTGCGCTCCTGTTCGGCTTGGTCCTGCTGTCGCTGGGTCCATGCTTTCCAGTCCGCTTTGAACTTGGCTTCGTCGTAGTCGCAAGACTTAAGGGTCGGCTCTTCACCTACTTCGACAGCGTGCTTAGCTGGCTTGGCGGTCTTCACCTGTTCCTGAAGCTCGCGGATCTGACGATCCTTTTCACGATTGCTCTTTCGCAGCTCGCGAACCCATTCAGGCGCGCGCTCCACTTCTTCGGAGGCTGGCGAATCCTCCCCGATGGTGACTGTCACCTCATCCGCGGCTGCTTCATCGCCCGCACCTTCTGGCTGCTGTTCCGCAGGCGTCTCGCCTTCGGATTGCTGGCCTTCGGTGTCAAGCTCGACATCCACGTTGGGATCAAGTTCGCCGGTTTCTGCCAATGTCATCGTTCGACCCTTCAATCTCACCTAAGCCGGTGGTGGCTGGGGCGAACGATAGTGATTGCCACATCAGCAATCAAACTTTGATAGGTCCTCTAAATGAAAATGCCGCCAGAGCGGAAAGCTCGGCGGCACTTAAGGGGCGGACTCTCAGAACGACGCGGACGGGTCGGGCGGCGCCATGCCAGTCTGCTGGCCGGCAAGAACCTCCTGCAACGCCTGGACGCTGGCAATCTCCTGCTCGTTGCGCGTTGCTCCTGCCTCGGCCATGGTCTTGACGGTCTGCGCGCGCTTGAGCTCGGCGCTCGCGATGGTCTCTACGGTTTGGGCGCGTTTCTCCGCGGCGTTGGCGGTCGCCTCTTCGGCTGCGGCCTGCAGATACTGTGACTGCGGGTCCGGCTGCTGGTTCTGGGCCTGCGCCTGGAGTTGTTGGGCTTCTTCCTCGGTCGGCTTGACGGCACCAGCACGAAGCAGTTTCTGGCGGAAGAAGTCGCGCACGTCCTCAATGCCCTCGCCTTCCATGTTCATCATGGCCATGGCGCCGAGCACGCTCAAGGTTTCGGGGTCTTGGCTGATCTGCATCATGCCGGTGAGGGCGCGGACAGTGGCGGCGCGGCGGCTGGTCGAGGACGGGCCGACCTGGGCATTCACGTCGAAGGTTGCTTCGCTCAGGTCGTTTTCCACGAACTGCTCGCCGCTTTCCTTGTCGTAGGACGGGACGTTGAGATCGACGCTTGAGACTTCGCCCTGGGAATCAACGCTCTTCATCTTGCGGTTTTCCTCCACCGCAATGTCCTTCATCATCGACAGCCACACCTCGCCGCTGCGCTTCATGGCTTTCTTGAGGTTGGACATGTAGATGAAAACCTGCATGTCCAGGCGGTTCTGCACCAACTCGACGGCCACGCCGCTCATGTTCGGCTGCAACTGCTCGCCGGCCTGCTGGTTGCCGAGCATGTCTTGCATGTCCTGCTCGGTGATCTGCAGCAGTGCGCCCATGGCAGGCGAGACGCTGGGCGGCTTGGTGTAGCCGATCGGTCCCGCTGCCTGCTGGTTGCCGTCTGCATCGCGCAGTGCGTTCACCAGCAGATAGGGGTTGTCCTTGATGTTGTCTTCGGCCCATGTGATCGCGTGGCCGGACATTTGCTCAGGGGTGAAGATCGGCTTCTCGCGCGGGCTCTGCGCGGCCAGGAGACCGAGGTTCGATACCTGCATGTTCTTCAGGCGCTGGGCGTCCTTGGCGAGCCGGACATGGCCCATGCAGCGCTCGACGTTGTCCACGAACCAGCGCTTGCCGTAGTTAGGGATGATCGGGATGCAGCGGCCCGAGATGTAGCCTTCATCCTTGAGCACCTTGGCGCCACTGAGGATGTACTTGTGCACGCGGCGGCGCTTCATGCGCTTCTGGCGCACCTCGCGGAAGCCGGTCGCCAGCAGCATGTCGAGCTTCTCGGGGTCGTCCTGCAGTTCGCTGTCGGGGACGGTC